AAATTTAATCGGTGGTGGAGCTAGAGCTAATCAATATAGAGTAACAATTACTCCACCCTCTGGAATTGCAATAGGACTTGATGTAAGTAGGACTTCTTTCTTATGTACTGCAGCAGCATTACCCTCTTCAACACTTGGAACTTTTGATGTTCCATTTAGAGGTAGAATAATTACTATAGCTGGTGACAGACCACCTTTTCCAGATTGGACAACAACTTTCTATAATGATACTGATTTTATGATTAGAAACGCAATGGAAAGATGGAACAATGGTATTAACGATTTTGCAGATAATACTGGCGTAACATCTCCATCTGATTATCAAACTGATTTAACTGTAGAACAGCTTGATAGAGATGATACAGTTCTTAAAACTTATATTCTTAGAAATTGTTTTCCACTAGTGGTCGGAGAGGTAGCACTATCGTCCGCTGAAGCTACAGAGATTGAAACTTTTGACGTAACTTGGAAGTATCAACATTTTGAGGCTTCTGGTGTAAACTTCTAATTATAAACCTACTAAATAATATAAAACCCTAGTAGGAGATATTATGGCTGAACTTTTTGGTTTCAAATTTGAAAGAATAAAAAACACCAGCTCTCAAGAGAAATTCACTGAACCTAGTTCAGACGATGGAGCTCTTGAGGCAGCTGGTGGTGGTTTTTATGGACAACTTCTGGACACAGATGGTAGAGAACGAACTGAACATGATTTAGTTCGTCGCTATCGTGATATAGCACAACAACCAGAGTGTGACAGTGCTATCGAAGACATTATTAACGAGGGTATTGTTTCTAACGAAAAAGACCAAGCAGTTTCTATCGAATTAGATGGATTATTATTTCCTAATAAAATCAAAAATAAAATTAGAGAAGAATTTGATAACGTACTAAGACTTCTTGACTTTGATACTAAAGGTCACGACATATTTAGACGTTGGTATGTTGATGGTAGATTACATTATCATAAGGTTATTGATACTAAAAATCCAAGAAAAGGTATTCAAGAACTTAGATATATTGACCCAAGAAAAATTAAAAAAGTAAAAGAAACTAAAAAATCCTCAAGACAAAATTCTAGTATGGAACTTATAAGTGATGTAAAGTATTATTACATATACAGTCCTAAAGGTTTACGTGCAGGAACTACTGAAGGAATAAAAATTTCAGCAGATAGTATAACTTATTGTCCATCTGGTTTAGTTGATGCAAACAAAGGTCATGTTTTATCGTATTTACATAAAGCAATTAAACCAGTAAATCAATTACGAATGATTGAAGATGCATTAGTTATTTACAGAATATCAAGAGCTCCAGAGAGAAGAATATTCTATATTGATGTTGGTAACTTACCGAAGATAAAGGCAGAACAATATCTAAAAGATGTAATGAACAGATATAGAAACAAACTGGTCTATGACGCATCTACTGGTGAGATACGAGATGATAGAAATCATATGTCAATGTTAGAGGATTTCTGGTTACCAAGACGAGAGGGTGGTAGAGGTACAGAAATTACTACGTTGCCTGGCGGTTCTAATCTTGGTGAGATTGATGACATTACATACTTTAAACAAAAATTGTTTAGGTCTTTAAATGTTCCTATTTCAAGAATGGAAGCAGAACAAGGATTTAGTCTTGGTCGTTCCACAGAGATTACAAGAGATGAGCTTAAATTTACAAAATTTGTACAAAGATTGCGTAAAAAATTTACACCTTTATTTACAGATATTCTAAAAACACAACTTATTCTTAAAGGTGTAATTACCTTTGAAGATTGGAATAGTATAAGTCAACATATTCAATATGACTTTTTACAAGATGGTCATTTTGCTGAACTAAAGAAAGCAGAACTACTTGAAGATAGAATTAATGCATTAGGTAGTATTGAGTCTTATATTGGTACATTCTTTAGTAAACAATGGGTACAAAAGAATGTTTTAAATTTTACTGATGCAGAAATAGAAGAAATGCAGAAACAAATTAATAAAGAAGCTGGACTTGAACCAGAAGATGGTGGTGTTGATATTCCACCAAGCACCGATGGTATTACAAGATATCCATCCCAAGATGGAGAGGTAATTCCACCAGATGATGTATCAAAATATAGTGGTCAAGAACCACCACAAGATAATGGAGAAAAATAATGAGTGCAAAAGATTTCGTAGATTCACTAAGTACTGGAGATAATCTAGGAGCAGAAACAGCATTTAAAAGTGTTATGACAGATAGAGTTGCTAGTGCTTTAGAAACAAAAAGAAAAGAAGTAGCTAATTCGTTTGTAAAAAATCATATACCAGAAGTAGAGGAAAATGAAGAAATTTCATCAGATTGATTTGCCTGAAAAGGATGAACACAAAAAAACAAAAGAATATAAGAAACTTTCTCCGAAAATGAAGGAGGCAGTTGACAATATTTTTGCCAAAATGGACGCTAAGCCTTCCGATTTCCTAAATACTTTTGAAAAAACTATACGAGAAGTATCAAGAAAATACAGAGTTTCAGAAAAAGAACTCATGGGTTATTTTGAAAAAGAAATGTTAGCAATTTAGGAGTGAATGATGGCATTTAGATTAGTAAGACATATAGGATTAATCAATACACTTGGGGATGATGCTGCACACTCATTAGATGTTGGTGTGATTAGTCCAAATAGTGCTTTGAAAGTTACAGAGGTTGGTGGTAATGATGTTTCTGTAAAAATAACAGAAGCAGGAACAGCTGCCACAGCAACAAATGGCTTTACATTAAAGGCAAATACTTCTACTTTTTTAACTCCAGATACAAAACCAACAATGGGCCCTGGCGAAGTATTACTAGATGGAACAGATACTTCAAGTTCAGATGCTGGAGATTTAATAACATTAGAGAGTGGAGTAGATTCAACTGGTATGACAAAATTACACCACAATAGAGCAGAAACAAATTTCACTTTATCTGCAATAAATGAAACTGCTGGTAGTGATGCAGTTATTCGTGTAGAAGAAGTTACACACATTAATACTGTTTAGGAACGATCATGGGATATACATTAAAATTAATATCAGAACATATTGAAAACCCAGACTATCTTATTGAAGAAAAAGAAGATGGTAAAAAAGAATATAAAATAAAAGGTATTTTTATGCAAGCGGATATTAAAAACCGAAATGGTCGTGTGTATCCTATGGAAGTACTAAATAAAGAAGTTAAAAGATATAATAAAGAATATATTAACGAGAAACGTGCGTTTGGAGAGTTAGGTCACCCAGATGGCCCAACAGTAAATCTTGAGAGAGCATCTCATATGATTACTGCATTATATCCAGACGGAAAGAATTTCATTGGTGAAGCTAAAATACTTGAAACACCAATGGGTGGTATTGTAAAATCTTTGATGGACGAAGGTGCAAAACTTGGAGTTTCATCAAGAGGAATGGGGAGTTTAGACCAGAAAAATGGTGCTAACTATGTGAGAAATGATTTTTATTTGGCAACCGCAGCTGATATAGTTGCAGACCCATCTGCACCAAATGCTTTTGTAGAAGGTATTATGGAAGGAAAAGAATGGGTATGGAACAATGGTTTAATCAAAGAAGCTGATATTGCAGAAATAAAAGAAAATATTGAAGAAAATATTCGGACAGATAATTCCAAAAGTAATGTTTTAGAGTTCGCTAAGTTTCTTCAAAAGCTATGATTTTATAAATAATAGTTAACAGATAAAAGGAGATAATCCCCATGGCTAATGAATTAGATAAAACCATTGAGGAATTAGAAGCTGAGGTACTTGATGAGCTTGAAGAAGCTAATGGTGCAGATGCTCCTATGAAATCAGCGGCCCCAGCCGAAAAAATTAAAATGGAAAAGGACTACGAAGATACAGGTAAAGCTGTCGTAGACCCAGAACAAAAAGATGCCCCTGCTAAAAAGGTAGCTGCTAAAGCCAAAGAAGTTTCTGGTGATGCAGCACAAAAAGGGGAAGGCCCACCAGACAAGATGCAAAAACTTGCAGCTGGCCATGAACCAGAAGGTGAAGAAGAGCTCGCAGAAATGGAGCACGAAGACAAAATGGAAATGATGAAAAAAGAGATGGCCAAAATGACAAAGGCCGAAATGTATGAAAAAATGATGGAAATGATGAAAGGTGCTAAGAAAGAAAAACTTATGGCCATGTATAGTGGTATGCAAAAAGAGATGCAACATAAGGAAGAAGAGTCTGAAGCATCTAAGGCCAAAAAAGAGGCTGTTGAAAATCGTCTAAAGAGTATTGATGTGGCCGAGCACGTGGAAGCATTAATGACAGGTGAGGGTGACCTTTCCGAAGAATTTAAGCGTAAAGCTGCAACTGTGTTTGAAGCTGCAGTAAAATCTAAAGTTCGTTCTGAAGTTGAGCGAATGGAAGAAGAGTATACAAATGAACTGGAAGAAAATATAACCGCAACAAAAGAAGAGTTAACTGAAAAAGTTGATACATATCTAAACTATGTTGTTGAAGAATGGATGAAAGAAAATGAACTTGCAATAGAGCGAGGACTAAAAGGTGAAATCGCAGAAGATTTTATCTCTGGTCTAAAACAACTATTTGAAGATCATTATGTTGATGTTCCAGATGAAAAATATGATGTGCTTGAAGCACAATCAGAAAAGATTTCAGAACTAGAGAATAAATTGAATGAAGCAATTGAACAAAGTGTTCAAATGAAGAAAAGCAATGCATCTTTAGTTAAGGAACAGGTTGTATCTGAAGTTACTTCAGATTTAGCCGATACAGAAATTGAAAAGTTTAAATCACTAATCGAAGATGTAGACTATTCTGATGAAGAGTCTTATCGTGAGAAGTTGGGAACTTTGAAGGAAAGCTATTTTCCTAAGAACGCACCAGTAGTGAATGAAACTATTGATGATGTAGACACTGGCACCGCACAGGACGTTAGCAGTGATGATTCAATGTCAGCCTATATGACTGCAATTGGTCGAACTGTTAATAGTGCAAAATAACTAAATTTTATAAATAGTAGAAAATAAAAGGAGAAACAAATGTTTCAGACAGAACATCTACAAGAAAAGTGGCAGCCAGTCCTTGCACATCCTGATCTTCCAGAGATTAAGGATAGCTACAAGCGGGCCGTCACTACAATCATTCTTGAAAATCAAGAAAAGTCTTTAAAAGAAGACAGACAATTTATGTCAGAAGCCGCACCTACAGTTGCAACTGGTGGCTCTCTCGACACATGGGATCCGATTCTTATATCTTTGGTAAGACGTTCCATGCCAAACCTAATTGCATACGACATCTGCGGTGTTCAGCCAATGACAGGGCCAACTGGTCTTATCTTCGCGATGAGAGCACGTGCCACATCTATG